GACATCAAATTCTTTCCACACTGGAAATTCTTTCTCGGATGCCAGAAAGAAGGGGTACTCACCGATAAGTATCGAAAAAAACGACGAGTTCGTAACGGCAGGCCTACCATCTGGCTCTGTAACGAAGACATGGACCCTCGACGAGCTCTTTCCGGAGCTGAGTGCCAATGGCTTGATTTAAACTGTCATTTTTATGAAATATCTCATCCTTTATATGAAATAAACTAAGGATCACGATAAAAGACCATAGACTGGAAACGCATGTTAACTACGGTATCGGCACTGGTTCCGGTGTTGCCAGCGATACACTGGACTACCCACCAATAAGTACCGTGTTTGTAACGGGTATTTGAACCATTGATTGGACCTTGCAATGCGTCTTCTACCTGCATCATCCTCTTAATAGGGACATAGCATTTGAATAGAGTTGGCATAGCCAAAGCTGTTCCTTCTACATCACCAGAGGGGTTAACTGGTATCATCCATGATCTAATAACCTTATGACGGGTAACGTCGAACGGTGCGGTATATCCGAGACCAACGAAAGGTACCGCTGTATTTTGGAAAAACCGTGGGTTGGTATCAGGTGGTACCTGTACCGGGTTGGTAATCGCAGTAGTGGTGTTGCCAAACGCAGTAAGACCAGTTTGGAAACCATCTCCCTGGTCCTTGCTAAATAGTAGCGTAATACGCACGATAGCAGCAGTTGCGGGCGGCGTCGTAGTATCCATGGTCAGCTGACCGCGGAGTCCTAGAGCCTTAAGCCAAAACTGATTACCCTGGAAACGATCTTCTTCATCACCGTGTAGCATCCCAGAGAGAGGAGACTGCACATAAGTGACACGAGTAACACCGTCCCCCTCTGCGAGGTTGACTTGTACTGTTCCATCTTCGATGACCTGAACGCGTTTTTCGAGAGAACGAAAGATAACGCGACGAACGCGTTTAGCAAAGCCTCCGGAACGACGGTTCCCACGTCTTTTACGCAAACGACGACCACGTCGAGGACGACGACGAAAGGTACGCCTTCTGAAAGCCATTTTGCCTTTTTGAGAGAAGTCTGATAGCTTGAGTCGCTTAGGATCGGGACCTCCAATTAATTGGAGTGTAGCTGGGCGCTTCCGTGAAACGTCAAGACCGTTGATCACTGCCGAATTTAGGAATGAAGAAGGAGCAAGAGTTGCTATTGGCTGATAAACAGAGCCTGCAACTGCACGTGAAATCCAACCTTCTGCCATCGAAAAACATTTCGATTGCGCAGCGTGCTTATATAAGGTGGCGGGTGGCGGGTGGAAGCTGGGTAATATTATGCCAGCTTCCTCTTTCTCATACGATGGAGTTCACGTTTTCCTCACGTACCCGCAATGCCCTCTTGAGCGAGAACAACTACGAGATTTTCTGCGAAACCTTGCACCCGAGTGTGAGTACATCATTGGCCGTGAGCTGCACGATGATGGGGCATATCACCTACACGCTTACGTTCACTTCGGAAGAAGACGACGGTTCGCTAGCGCTAGCGCCTTTGACGTGGACGGATACCATCCTAACGTACAACACCCAAGACGTGCTGCAGACTGCGCTGCCTACTGCCGCAAAGAGGACACTGAGCCGTTGGTTTCTGAGGGTCTGGAAAGCGTGCTCGGACCCAAGATGTCCGGGTGGGGAGAAGTGCTCGAAGTTTGCAACAGCAAGACTGAGTTTCTTGACGCGGCACGATCGCGATTTCCGCGTGATTACGTGCTACACCTTGAACGCCTTTTATTCTTTTGCGAGTGGCGGTTCGGGAGAGACGAGACTCCATACGCTGGAAGAGGACGAGACGAATTCCGAGAGCCTGTTTCCTTGACCGACTGGGTTAGGACTAATCTCCTAGAGGTATTACTGTATCCCCTCATGCCTATATTGGCTCCTGTCTTGTCTGGGGGGGGCCCCAGTCCCCTCCCCAGCCGCTGGCTGCTCACTAAATAATCTAGCTTTGTAGGAAGTGGAAAGACCACGCTCGCTCGTTCTTATTGGAAAGTCTAGGCTCGGGAAGACTGAGTGGGCAAGATCTCTTGGCACGCACATGTACTTCTGCAACCTATTCTCCATCGACGACTGGTGCGACGAGGCCAAGTACATCATCCTGGACGACATCGACATCAAATTCTTTCCACACTGGAAATTCTTTCTCGGATGTCAAAAGGAAGGAGTACTTACCGACAAATACCGTAAGAAACGAAGAGTTCGTAACGGTAGGCCTACCATCTGGCTCTGCAACGAAGACATGGACCCTAGACGAGCTCTTTCCGGAGCTGAGTGCCAATGGCTTGATTTAAACTGTCATTTTTATGAAATATCTCATCCTTTATATGATTAAAATCATGGATCACGATAATACACCATAGACTGGTGACGCATAGTAACTACGGTATCGGCACTGGTTCCTGTGTTGCCAGCGATACACTGGACAACCCACCAATAGGTACCGTATTTGTACCTGGTATTTGAACCATTGATTGGACCTTGTAATGCATCTTCAACTTGCATCATCCTCTTGATTGGCACATAACATTTGAATAGTGTTGGCAGAGCGAGAGCCGAGCCTTCTACATCTCCTGAAGGGTTAACCGGGATAATCCATGACTTAATAACCTTGTGACGGGTAACGTCGAACGGTGCTGTATAACCGAGACCGACGAATGGTACCGCTGTATTCTGAAAGAACCGTGGATTGGTATCAGGTGGTACTTGGGTTGGGTTGGTAATCGCAGTGGTTGTATTGCCAAACGCAGTGAGACCAGTTTGGAAGCCATCTCCCTGGTCCTTGCTAAAAAGTAGCGTAATACGCACAATAGCAGCAGTTGCGGGCGGCGTCGTTGTATCCATGGTCAGTTGACCACGAAGACTCAGAGCCTTCAACCAGAATTGATTGCCTTGGAAACGATCCTCTTCATCTCCATGAAGCATACCAGAGATAGGAGCTTGAACGTATATGACACGAGTAGTGCCATCTCCTTCAGCCAAGTTAGTGGCAACGGTTCCATCTTCGATGACCTGCACACGTTTTTCGAGTGAACGAAAGATTACGCGTCTAACGCGTTTAGCGAAGCCTCCGCGAGAGCGAAACCCACGTCTTTTACGCAAACGACGACCACGTCGAGGACGACGACGAGAGGTACGCCTTCTGAAAGCCATAGCGCCTTTTTGAGCGAAGTCAGTTAATTTTAGCCTTTTCGGATCGGGACCTCCAATTAATTGGAGTGTAGCTGGACGTTTCCGTGACACGTCTAAGCCGTTGATGACTGCCGAATTTAGGAATGAAGACGGAGCAAGAGTTGCTATTGGTTGATAAATCGAACCCGCAACTGCACGTGAAACCCAACCTTCTGCCATCGAAAAACATTTCGATTGCGCAGCGTCCTTATATAAGGGTGGCGGGTGGCGGGTGGAAGCTGGGTAATATTATGCCAGCTTCCTCTTTCTCGTACGATGGAGTTCACGTTTTCCTCACGTACCCGCAGTGCCCTCTTGAGCGAGAGCAACTACGAGATTTTCTGCACACGATTTCACCCGACTGCGCATACATCATTGGACGTGAGTTGCACGATGATGGGAACTATCACCTACATGCTTACGTTCACTTCGGGGGGCGTCGACGATTCACCTCACCTACCGCATTTGACGTGGAAGGATACCATCCTAACATACAGAAGCCAAGACGTCGAGACGACTGCATTGCCTACTGCCGCAAGGAGGACCTTGAGCCGCTGGTGTCAGATAACCTACGGGAGGTGCAGAAATCCACGAACGGGTGGGGCGACCTGCTACAAGTGTGCGAGACGCGAGAGCAATTTCTTGAAGGAGCACGAGAGCGCTTTCCGCGAGACTACGTCCTGGGCCTTGAGCGACTTCTATTCTTTTGCGAGTGGAAGTTTGGACGAGAGAGCACCGCCTATTCTGGAAGAGGACGAGACGAATTCCGAGAGCCTGTTTCCTTGACCGACTGGGTTAGGACTAATCTCCTACAGGTACTACTATACCCTCCCATGCCTATATTGGCTCCTGTCTTGTCTGGGGGGGGCCCCAGTCCCCTCCCCAGCCGCTGGCTGCTCACTAAATAATCTAGCTATGTAGGAATTGGAGCGACCGCGCTCGCTTGTTCTTATTGGAAAATCTCGGCTCGGGAAGACTGAGTGGGCAAGATCTCTTGGCGCGCACATGTACTACTGCAACCTCTTCTCAATCGACGATTGGGACGACGAGGCCAAGTACATCATACTGGACGACATCGACATCAAATTCTTTCCACACTGGAAATTCTTTCTCGGATGTCAAAAGGAAGGAGTGCTTACCGAAAAATACCGCAAGAAACGAAGAGTTCGAAACGGTAGGCCTACCA